TCTTGACTCCTTTGTTGTAAGGGACATCACCTTTTTTGTATTGGTGTGCTCTGCCTGTTTGAGGTAGATTAGTATTTATAGCCATTGATTTCAGATACTCAGCTGTTTTTTTTATACCTAAATTAAAGGCTATATTGTACACTTTGCTTATAGAGATGTTAAGGTCTTGAGCTATCACTTTTGAACTCTCATGTGGATAGCGTTCCTTGATGTGGTCCTTGATGCTCATGAGTACTTTATTGCATAGTACATAGCATTATATGCCAGTATTAAGGTTGTCATTGTTCTTGTCATTTGCCCTGTATTAGTTTGATTACTTCTATCCAGTACTTTTGTTGGTCAAATGGTGCGAGTGCATGGGTGGCAGTTGCTGAGTTGATTGCTTCCTGTTTGCCTTCTATAGATCCATGCAGTCTGATTGACCTGCTGTAGATTTCAGTTGCTTTGTCTTTTGTGCTCATATCTTACTTACTTTAATTATTAACTTCTCCCACACATCTGCTCTCAACCTTGCTTGATGCTGTGAGTCTGCTTTTATTATTTTGCTGGTTCTCCTCCAAGCTCCTTGAGTGAATACTCGATAGTGTACTGTCCACATTGTTTAGTGCTTTAAGGTAACGGTAGTACAGGCTCTCATTGAACCTATCCCACCCTGTGATTATTGCTAAGTTTGTCATCCTATTACTCCTATGATAATAAGGAATGTTGTGACTGCTACGATAAGACACCCCATGATAAGGGTGTCAAGTATTGCTCTGTGATTGTCATTCATGATTATAAATTTTGAAGGTTAGCTTTGTACATCTCAAGTCTTGCAAGTGCACGTGCTTGTGTGTGCAGTCTGTTTTTATAGCTGGCAGTAAAGTCTGGTAGCATCTCATACTTAGAACTCATCTTGATGTTGTCTGATGTCATCCTAAGTCTGGTGATCATACCATCAATCATGTACTGAGCATCCTCAATAGCTTCATTGATAGCCTCACTGTCTTGTACATAACCATCCTCACAATACTTGCATTCATAAGATACATCATATTGAGGGTCATTGTCCCAAGTACTGTTGGTGTAGGTTCTGCCGTTACCTTGGCACTCTTCACATTCTTTAATAAACTTTTTCATGTTGCTTTGTTTTGATTACCTTACAAATCTACTCAAAATTTCCATACTTGCAAATAATAATAAACAATTTGTTGAAAATAATTATAATTTATAATGATTCTAAATAAGGAAAGCCCTCCTAAGAGAGCGTAAAAGCTATATGTATAAAGGGTTTACTTAGATTTCTTGAATCTCTTTACAATGAACTTGGAAGCTAAGGTTGCAATAGCTTTGAGAAACTTATTCTCTGACTTTACCTCTACTTTTGTACCTTGATCATCCTTAGTGATGTGCACATCAACCTTCTTACCATCATACTTGAGGTCATGGTTGGTTCCGTCTTTGTGGTATTCTATCTCTGCCTTGTTGGTCTCAATGATAAGATCCACTTTCTTAGGTCTGCCTACTTTCTTTGCCATATTAGAACTCATTAATTAATACCATTGATACTCTCTCCTGGTCCTTTGCTATCTTGACCATACGTTCATAGTCTGCATTGTTGTTAAGGACCAAGCAACCCTCTGACCATCCACCTATCTTAGTTGCTACTTGTTGTGAGCCCTTGTTGTAGGTTGCTCCATGTATGTTCATGTAGATGAGGTCAGTCTTTATCTCTGTAGTAGGGTTGGTCTTACCATCAACTGTAAAGTCTCTTCTGTATGGCACACCTTTAATCTGTCTTACAGCTTGCATCTTNCCTCTATGCAGTCCATAGGCATAAGAGTCATAGTTCCATTGGTCAGCTTCCATCACAGCAGTACCTTTGTTGCCCTTGTTGGTGGTGCAAGAGGTCATGAACTGGAAGGTTGAGCCCTTAAAGATGTAGCACTTGTCATCAAACAGGTCATTGCCATCCTCATTAGACCTAACAAACAACAACCACATAGCAAGTGGAATGCCATGATAGGAGTTTAAGCCCTCTACTCTATCAAGTAGTTGCTTATCAGTGTAGCTCTTTACGTTTGTCATTGGTTTGAACTGTTAGTTGTGATAATGTAGCCGCCACAGTACCCACTGTGATGGCGTAGGATGCCACAGTGACTACTGCAACAGGTAAAGTTATAGGTGCAGCAATAATAACGCCTGCAACGGCTCCTATTAGTATGGATATTTTCTGTACTTTCTTCCAAAATCTTGGAGTCTTAGCACACCATCTTTGTTTTATGCTCATTTCGTTAGTTGTAGTTCAATTAGTTTCTTCACTGAGTGAGTTAAATCACTGATTTGCTCTGCCAGATGCTTGATCTCAAGCTGAGTCATTCTCTCAATGGCTTCATACTTGAACCTTGACTCATTGTCAACCAGGTCAATCTTACCTTTAAGACTTCCTTGAGTCTCAATTATTTTCTTCTGTTCATCTACCACAGATCTTAGGTCACTATGCAGTCCTTTTAGGAAGTATCCTATCACTGACATTAGTACTGTGATCACTGTGAATGCTATCTCATTAAATGCCATTACAATATTAGTATTGAGTTGTTATATCCGTTCTCTCTCATCCCCCCACATGGACAGCCACTATGGCACTGCCCTACACAATTACAATCACAAGCATCAATAATAGGTCTTAAGTCAGTATCTCTGTTGGTAGGGTCTGTGAAGCCAGGATACAATGCCTTGTTAGCAATCAAGTACCTAATCAATCGTTGTTCAAAGAAGGAAGCCTTCTGTGCATAGTGCTCCATCCCGAATGCTACCTCACTACGACTCACAGAGCCTGAGAAGTCACCGAACTGAGTCTGCAATCCTTTGTTCTTAAGTTGGTATGTCAAGCCAAAGATAGCATCCTCTGCTGACCTCCAAGCAATGACTGGTTGAATGAAGGCAACAAGTGCCTCTTCATCTACAGTCAAGGTCTGAGCATTGTATGCGGCCAGTAGATAGTTGTAGTATGTTGTTCCTAAGATAGGCATCACTCTAAGCTGTGCCTGAGTAGCTATGTATGGAGTAACATCAGTCACGTCCACATTAGCTGTGATAGGAGTGTTGGTCTTAAGGTAGGTTTCTGTTATAAAGTATATCATAGTGCAGGTGTTTCTGTTGGTATTACGTCACCGCCTTCTATAGGAGGCAAGGATGCAAGTGCTCTTACCTCATTCGGAGTCATTGCATTAAGTACTTTGGTAGCTACAAGTGGGCTCAATGAGTTGATGGCATCAGCTGTCTTGGATGCATCTCCTTCTATCTCTACTATGGTCTCATTTATTATCTGGAAGTTGTTGAGCATATAAGTGCCTGGTATCTTAGCCAGTGCCAACAGTTCGTTTACTATCTCTTCCACCTGGTCTCTCAATGGCATCACTACATTCTTCTCAAACACAACGTATGCCTGCTTGATATCAGCTCCACCACCAAGTGAACCTGTGGTCCTTACACCCATCAAGATAGGGTCTATAGTGTGTGAGAAACATATCTGCTCAGTATTGAGTGCAGAGGCTTCATGGAATAGCTTATCATTGTTGTTGGTAGGTAGTGCCTCTATCTTTGGTAGTTGGTCAGCTGAGTTAGCAAAGAATGCAACAGCCTTACCTGCATTAGCTGCACCTTTCAACCTGTCAATAGTGTTCTTGATCATGTGTTTCTCCTCTTCTGACTGTGGTCTCTTAGGGAACATCATAGCAAAGGAAGGAAACACACTGTTCTGTATGTTACTCTTAGCAAAGTAACTTAGTTCACCACTCAAAAATGCAAAATTAAGTGCACTTGTATATTGCGGCAAGGAATACCACTCCTGCCCCAAGGTCATGATCTCATAAACATACAGTTGCTCAAGGTCTCTGTTGGTAGGATGTGCCCTCTTGATAGGTACTACATCAATCCGAGCGGACCAGTCATCACACATGAAGTATGTTATCTTATCTCTGGACACTCTCACCTTCTCAGGTGATACATTCTCTATCTTGTACAGCTCACCCTTCTCATTGTAACACAGCTTGAAGTACACTCTGTGGTGAACAATCAACTGTTGAGCTATAGCCTTGCTGGTCTTGTTGAGCTTCATCTTTTTTTCAAAGGTGTACAGCTTGAGCTTATCCTCATTCGACATTTTAGCAGTCTCAAGAGTGTACCCACCACCTACTATTGCATTGGTCTTGAAGTCCACTATTGCACCATGTAAAGGTGATGTGTAGTACAACTGATTAAGCAGCTCTGGAAAAAGATTTGAACTTCCAAATGGAATATAGCCAGCTATCTGATGCCTGCCATTAACATAAGGTAGTGATAAGTTCTCACCTCCCACAGTACCAAAGGGTGTACTAAAAGATTGATATCCTTCCACTACTTCTGTTGTTGCTTTAGGCTTAGAGCCTACGAATCTACTATACCATGCCATTAGTCATATATTGAATTAATTTGTACACCTGCTACTACCATCCTGCCCTCTTCTATCATGGTCAAGCCAGTAGGGTCTAAGGTAGGCACTGAGCTCTCATACACTCTGTATCTATACTGACCTTTNATAAAGTCAATATCTGTTGGCTCATCAAGTGTAAACAGGTTAAATCTTGAAGGATATGCAGAAGTATCTGTACCTTCCCAATAGATAAGGGTGGCAGTAGTGTTGAACTCATCTTGAAACTCAAACAAATAGTAAGGGTTNGGGATGGTTGTCACCTCTGTTAAGGTCAGTACAAATATGTTGACTGTGTCTTTTTCAAGATATATCATACCTATATTGTACTACGTAATTAAAATAATTAAAAAAGCCCCACCGAGATGAGGCTGTTCATAGATATGATAGGGTTATAATAAACCAGCCAACACAGCAGTAGTCATTGTATAAGCCAACTGGTCATTCTCTGCAAGAAGAGTGACACTGTACTTAGAACCATCTGCACGAGCTGTTCCAGAACCTTCACCAGATGCAGTCAACTGCAAGAATGGGAAGAACCATAGGATGCCGTTCTGGTCCTCAACTATTGCAGATAAGTACTGCTGTCCAGAACCAAGTACCTTGATTGCATTAGACTTAGCTGCCTCTCTTCTGTGGAACATTAAAGAGATAGTCTGAGTTACAAAACTTGAGCCATTGATTAAGTCAATATTGCTCTCCTCTGTGTATCCAGATGTATTACGTCTGAACTCAAACTCAATGAATGGGTCTGCTGCAACTACTAAGTCAAGTGCATCAATAGTAAACTGCTCAGCAGGTGTTCCAGCTGGATTTTCTACTGCCAATGAATCCATGTCTACATTATCCTGTAGATTGATATAAATTCTTTTGATACCACCACTGTTGTTGTCACAGCTTTTTGTTATGGTAATTAGTGCTTCACACATATTATTATATATTTTTAAGGTTATAAAATAGGGAGGCAATTACTACCTCCCATTATATTGTTATAGAAAACAGATATTATACAAAACTATCTCAGTAGGGTTTGTGTAATGGAAACCTACCTTCATGTTAGCACGAGTTCTCAATACAGGCTCAGCAGTAGTATCAGATAAGTTGATAGCTTTCAATGCTTTAGAGTCTCCTTCAGCATCGAAACTGTATATAAGATTGTTTTTCAATGTCAACACAAGAGTGTTATCTGGCATCCCTTCACAAGTCACTACATTGATACCTAAGAAAGTCAATCCTAATGGTAAAGTAACGAATGTTTGAGTGTTACCTTGAGCAGCTTTCAACTCATAAGCATTAGCTACGTTTGTTGAGACGTAGAATCTTAAGTCAGCTTTACGTCTTACTATTGCAGCAGGAGCAGCGTTAAGCATAGCCTCCATAGTTGTCAATACATTTCCAGTAGTGATAGCAGCAGTATATTGACCAATTACGTCACCATCAGCGCACATCTTAACTAAGTATCCATCACACAACTCTAACAATGGATCACCACCAGTTGTGTCACCTTGCCATCTTAACAACTCAATGTCTTGACCAATAGTCAAAGCCATCTCATTCCAGTAGTATGCCATGAAAGATGCAACAGTGAAGTCACCGTTAGATCCTTTTGTCATTTGCAAAGCTAAGAAAGACTGCTCTAAGTCAAACTGACAAAGCTCAGCCATTGCAGACAATGAACATACATCAATGTCAATAGCGTCTAACAAGTCTGTACTTGGTGAGAAAGAACAGTTGTAAGGTTGCAACACTTGACCAAATACTACATTGGCAAGTTTTGTTTTTGACTTTACACCTGGTAAAGTACGGAAGTTGTTAGGAATATCTGGGCTTGATAAATAAGCCTTAGAATAAAACTCCTCTGGGTTCGCAGCTAATAGTGCGTTTGTTTCGATATCTAAATCGAATTTAAGGTTACGGTTCATGTTATTTGGTTTTTGAAAATTTTACGAATTCTTTAAATTTCTCATGTGAAGACAACTCCACATTCTCTGTTTCTGTTTCAGTCTCAACAGCAAGACTTTCCTCAAGTTGGTTCTTTAAGTCAGCAATCATTCTGATCACTGCATTCATGTGCTCCTCAAGCATTGG